AATCTATTAGATGCATCTGCATCATCATCACTTTGCAGTCTCAATACAGCTTGTCTGCCTCTAGCTCTTACATGCAACTGATCTGTGTTATTGGAGACATCTTTAGTAAATCTTGTAACTAAAGACTCAGCAGGCTCATTTCTTGTTTTAAGCACTATGTTGATTTGTGGTGCGCCTGTTTCTGTGTTAGTGCCTGCAAACTTAATATCAGGTATGACTCTTCTAACAAACACAAAGTCATTGCCATCTTGTAAATCAAAATCAGCACTTTCTATAAACACATCATCCATGGGTGAGCCATCATTGTCTTGTCCACTCTCTTGGTTAAATAAAGTGTTAGATGCTGTAGCTAAAGGTCTATCAAACACATCTTGGTCTAGCCAAGAGGTTCTTATTAATTGACCTATAGACCAACTATCTTCTAAATAGTTGTAAATAACATATCTTGATATTTCACCTGTGCTATCTTGTGTTGATGGATAGAACCACCATACTTCATTAAATTCTTTGTTAAGCAAACCAAAGACTTTAAATTTCTGATTTATGTTGAGATTGTCTAAAACATAACTTAATACACTACAGCTAAGTCTTTTAACTGAGCCATTGTAAAAATAAAAACCATCATCACTCATCCAATAAACACCACTAGGTGAATTAATACAGCCATTAGGACTAATTAAACCAACACCTTGATTAATTAAGTTCACAGCAAAAGTAAGGGGCGGTCCAACAAAAGTAATGTTATACAAAGCAGAATCAGTCCAAACCAAGGTTTCTTGTCTTGCTCTAATGCCACCTATTATTTCACTACCTGCTGATAATCTCACTGAGCCTGCTGTATTGGTGGTCTTTGGCTCCCACTCTGTAGCACTCTCTTGATCAGAGAAAGCTATAAACATAGGGTCAATGGTGCCAGTTCTAGCTGTGCCACCTGCATTGAGTGGGTCAGCACCTAAAACAAACACATGTCTATCTGTATCTGAAACTATGACTTGTAAGCCTTTTGTGGGTGATAAATTAGCACCTGATAATGCAGTAATGTTTATGCCTCTAGTAGTAACACCATTAGACTCTTGCCAAATGTAAATGCTACCACCTCTATTGTTAAACAATAAATCTTCTCCAAAGTTATCTGCTGACCAAAGCCTAAGCTGATTGGTTTCAGATAAACTTGTGCTAGAGCCAAAACCACCATCACCCCAAGCACCAACACTCCAACCAGTAGATTGCACAAAATTATCCAAGCCAGTGTTTATTTGATAGGCACCAACAACAGATGAACCACCATTGCCTGTATCAGATGAGTTGGCTGTTACAGTCACACCACTGGTATTTTTAGCCTCTATGGTATAAGAGTTTGCATTAACAATGGTTGCTATTTGATATTCTTGATTAAGAACATTTGAGTTTATATTGCCACCTAAAGATGAAGCTCCTGAAAAAGTCACAAAATCATTTTGTACTGCTCCATGGCTAGTATCAGCCACAGTGATAGTAGCATCACCATTACTTGCAGAAAATGTTACATCACCTGCTGATGTGGTAAGCCTTATAGGTGTAACATCATTTATATTATCACCCTCTTTTATATATGCTTTTAAATTAGTACCTAAGAACAGGTACTTAGTGCCTTCTAGTGCTATCCAGCCAAAGAGTTTTCTACTGGTGCCTAAAAAAGTGTTGGTGGTATTTTTTGCCCAACCACCTATCTTTTCTACAAAGCCTTTACGAAATCTAACTAGAGAGCCATCAAACCAGCCACCAGCATTGGTGTAGCTTGTACCCTCTCGATCTATCCCTGCCTTAAATTGAAACTTTGCAAAAGGCATTTCATACTAGGCAATACGAATGATAGCTGTTGAGGCGGCAGCGGCTGGAAAGACTATAGTAAAGTCTCCTGCTGTTGATGTTTTATCTCCACCAAAATCTATAGTAGCTACTGACTTGTCACCGTTAGTGTCGTTATAGATCATACATCCTCTAGCTGTCACTGTAGCTGTACTAAAAGTCAAATCAGCAAAATCAGTGAACCCTGTAGTTCCTGAGCTTGTTGGTGCTACTTTAGTAAGAGCAGAACCACCTGATGTGTAATTAGTACCACTTGCTTGACCAGTTGTTGTAAATGCAGTTGTGGTTGCTCCAAGTGTTGCTGAACTTGTGTAAAGTGCAAGCTTGAAAGCATTACCATTGGTTGCAAAATTATGAGTAGCAGTCAACAGTTCCTTTTTGAAACTTGTGGTTAATGTTGATGATATTGCCATTTTATTTTAACTCCTTAAAAATCTTTGCTAAATCCTCATGTCCTTGGCTTACAAGTAAGTTATGAATGGTACATCTCTCACTGTTAATAGCCTGTTTCATATAATAAAGTATTGTATTGTAAATTGCTAGTTTGTATGCTTCAGCTTGTTGCCTTACATGTGGAGCGGCATTTTCTGATATGCCACAGATTCTATTGGTTAATTGCTCTGCCCACCACTCAGGGTCATGACCCTTGTTTACTTCAGTCTTTACTGTTATTAAACCAAGACTAGATTCTCCAATATCTTCAAGCATTTACCACTCCTTTGGCTCTACAGGACTTGTTTTGTCATCATGCCTACCTATCAACATAGGCTCCACAGCTTTTTCATTGTAAGTTAATTCACTATTTTTCCTAACAATAAGCTCATCATTCATCACCAATGGAAGCATGGGGTCATCCAGTCTATGATAGCCATATAGCTTTTCTTGTAATGGCACACAGGTATCAAGTAATGTAGATGTTTGTGCTATACCTACTTCTATGCCAGCAAACATACATTTAGCTAACCAAAACTCAACACATGCCCTACCTGATTCTGCAAAGTGTAGGTTGCCTCTATAGGTAAAATCAACACCATAAATTCTTATTGCACCTACTTTGTTCCACAGTGCAAAAGCCAAAGCATATGCAACAGTGTTGTTTAGGTATGAGCATTGCAAGTCTTGAACTATTTGCTTAATAGGATAGAGCTTTAAATTCTTACATCTTTTATCAAGCTCACAAGTATAGATAGGCTTATCACCAGTCTTAAGCATTTTAACCATGCCATGTGTTTGACCACCAGCATCATCACTATCTAAAAACCTTGATGGTGGGTCAAGCATAAAGGTTCTATCATGATATATAACAGAGCCTACAGCATTAATACCCCACACTTCATCAAAGTGATCTCCATGTGATGCGGCTAAATTATATTCAAACCAGCTTTTGCCCAAACCAACAATGGCTACAGTTTTACCTGCAAGCTTCTTAATTGGCTTGTCTTTTGTTTCTTTGCTACTCAACTTACATTAATTCTTAGAGAGTCATACCTCATTTCATCTCTTGTGTCTCTGCCTTCACCTAGATTTTTTAGTCTAGCTAGGCTCTCTTTAAATCTTATTTCATATTGTGCTATGTCATCAGCAGGAAGCTTGAGATATATAGCACCCTCTATGAGAGTTCCATATAACAATGTTTCCTCTGCATTTGTTGAAAGCCATGTAGTTCCTGTGTCACCTTGTACAGTAAGAGACTGGGGTTTTGCTAAGTAATGTAATTCTGCTGTGTAATTTTGATCAGGTATAGGTGAAACCTCAAAGGTATTGTCATCAAAAATTGCATAAAACCTTGGTCTACTAGAAAAACTGGTTGATGGGGAAAACTCTTTTATAAAAGAATTATGTTTAAAGTCTAAATAATAATAATTATTAGAATCAATTACAGCCAAGCTAAATGGTGCTAAAAAATCTGTAGGTGTTGTTAAAAACCTAGAGCTTGCAGTAAGCACACCATCTACATTTTTTCTTTGATTAGGTATTTGAACACTTTTAAATATTCTATCCTCTGCATTTTCTATAAATGTATTTAAGTTATTAACAAAGGTAGTTTCATCAGTTTCTAAATAGTTTTGGACTGTTGATTTTAGTGTTGATAAAGTTAAGCTCATAATTACACAGTATTTGCTGTCCACCCCATACCTGAGTGATTAGTACAATAATAATACAGTGTTGGCGCTGAAAGTGCCACCTCTATTTGTGTGTAGGCACCTGAACTGCCCGGTGTTCCATTGGTTGTAACTCCTGTTGTATATTCTGAACCACCACTATGAGTTCCATTAGGAGTTGTAGAAAGTCTTAAAGGATGTCCACCATTTGAGGAGTCAGATTGATCAAATCTATATGTTTGTCCTTTTGTTAAACTCAAAGTTACATCAGCAGTGGCAGTTGAGCCATCAATAGCATATTTATTTGCAGAGCCAAAGTTGTAGTATGGATGATTTGCAGGATTGCCTCCCACCACAGTCACAGTAAAGGTTGTATATGATGGAGATGGTGTAGGTGCTGGTGTTGGTGAAGGTGTAGGTGATGGTGTGGGTGAAGGAGATGGTGTAGTACCTGTAGCTCCACTTATGGTTATTGTGCCTAAGCTTGAAGTAAGCTCTGTTGGTGTGGTTATAACAGAACCTATAATACCTAAATCAACATTTGTTCTAACTATAAAATCTGAAGGTATTACTGAATTATCAGGTCTTGGTTCTCTAACTGCTTGTGGGTCAATAACATTTGTTCTTGGCTCAAGCTGTGGATGTTTAGGCTCATAACATTCAGGACAAGTTTTTAAGCCATTCCACTCCTTTCTTAATTCTTTTAGAAAATATCTAAAGCCACATCTATCACATATGGCATAGGGATTTTTGTTGGAGGCAAAAGCCATTATGAGAAGTTATAAGAATTTACATCAGGGGTTATTCTTACTGATGCTCTATCCTCATCTTGTGACATGGCTCTTAAAAACTCTTCATCATAAATCTGTTTTAGTAGGCTTGTTCTATCAGGACTTTTTTTAATTGATAGGTAATAAGCCAAACCAGCGGCTAAACAAGGATAAAACCTAAATGGTATTTCAAGAGTGTCATAACAAGTATCAGCATCATCCATTCTTGTTAAAACATTCATGTGTATGGTATATGTAGAACTTTTATCAGGTGTTGGGTATACAGTTATTTTTGGTGATAGTGCTTTATCAACAAAAAACTGCATTGGCTTTGCTTTGGTGCCTTTATCAGGTATTGCTGAATATTCACTCCTAGAAAGCCTAGTCATCTGTATATCAGAGTTTGTGCTTCCTGTGGTTTCTCTTATGAATACATCTAATACATCTATGGGTGCTGAAATATTGTTCTCATCAATGTTATAGGTTGATGCACCTTCTAACATAGCAACAGAATTGCTTGCAATAGTCCACTGATTCAAACCCCTGTTAGACCATTCAGCCAACAAAAGGTTAAGTGACCTTTTTGCAGTCTTTAAGTCATATGCAGTTCTAAGCTCAAGTCCACATCTTTCAAATGCTTCCTCAATATATTCAACAACATCTAACTCAAAGTTTTTTGAATTTGATGTAGCCATAAGTTATTTCTTGAGTTTGCCACCTCTACCCATTTTCTTGAGTTTGCCACCTCTACCCATTTTCTTAACACCTGACTTGCCACCTTTAGCCATTTTTTTGACTCCTGATTTTCCACCTTTAGCCATTTTTTTGACTCCTGACTTGCCACCTTTAGCCATCTTCTTAACTCCTGATTTTCCACCTTTAGCCATTTTTTTGACTCCTGATTTTCCACCACCAGCTAATTTAACAACACCACCTTTCATCATAGGTACAACAGCACCTTGTCTAGCTCTTCTACTATTAGAGCCACCAGCAATGTTCTTTTTTATTCCTGACTTATTTTTCTTCATGTTGAATACTCCATCTATTTAAAATATTATCATACTCCTCTTTTGTCCAATTACTATAATAACCTATGTCAGCTAGATTTTGTGAAGCTTTGTTTAATTCTTCTAATCTTTGCATAAACACCATATTGTAGACCTCTTCATATATTGGTTCAAAACTTACATCCTCTACAACACTTTTAGCATCATGATCTTGATGAAAACCCATAAACCAATAATCCTGCTCATTAAAAAAAGTATTAAGCATGTTAAGTCTGCTATTAAACTCTTCTTCACTAAGCTCTACATTAAAATCACAATAAATTAAAACCTTTTTATCTTGACTAAAATTTTTTGTTTTAAGTATTAAATCAGACCAATCCTCTTGCTTAGATAAACAAACTTGCACCTGATCTTTGTTCCAAGTATTTTTAGCATATGGACATGTTGCATGACCATTATCTTGTTTTGTTTCTAGTATCTCACTTGACCAAGCTCTTATTTCAGACTTAAGCTGATTTTGAGTTAGCATTACTTCTTTCTTTTTTTAGAGGCAAAAGTTTTGACATTGGTAGGTTTGCCACCTACACCTT